TTGTTTGAAATGCTTCTCTGCCTGCACCTACAGTAGATCTAATAAAACCATTAGTTTGTAATCCTTCAGGATTTGACGAAGTAGCTTCTCCGGGAATTTCTACAGCTTGAGCAAATAAACACCCTTGCGATTTAACAAAATTTTCTTTTAACGAAAACTGCAAAGCGTTTTCAATATCCCAACCGGTGGGTTCATATTTAATAGCTTTTTTAATAGCGGGTACGGGGATACTTTCAAATGTTAATATCCACTGTCCTTGTCTAGGTATTTTACCTTCAGTTGTATTTAAGAATGAACTTAAAAAAAAAGGTATCCTATACTTATATTCAAGAAGATCCATATCAATAATTATCAAAAAGATAATTATTAAATGCTAATTTAAGGTTTATTCAGTCCTCTTACAGTAGCGTAATTATATGCCCCAGCAGCTCCTTGTGATGTCGGTCTCCAGAATTGATACGCTAAAGTGACTGGTACAGTTTGAATAGTACCATTATCACCTAAATTGTAACTTAAATCTCCTAAAGAAACAATCCAGGCACCATAAAGGGTATAAGTTCTTATCATTTCTGCCTGTTTGCCTAAAAGGTTTAAGGTAAGTTGAGAACCGGTACCTATAGCATAGTCTCCACTTGATGATTGATCATTGAATGTACTGAATGTCGCTGCTTCTAATTTAGCTCTTAAATCATAACCTTGATCACATCTAAATGTAACACTGTATGCGTCAGAACCTGGATAATTCGCAGTACCAGGCACATTAAAGTTAAGGCCCATAAATGGGACCTGAACATTATTGATTGCGCGGCCTGGAAGTGTGGCAGACTCTAAATAAACTAAATCGGAGTTACCAATGACGGGGGAATTATTAACTTGCCAGTCACTAATTCTAAATTGGTGTTGGCGAGCGAAATCTTTGTTTTGTACTTGTGTATAAAAGTCGGTGATGTTTTGGCTCATAATTTTATATATTTATTAAATTAATTCTTGGAAATTTTGATTTGTGCGAGTTGCTATAAAGTTTACCAATATAAACTCGGCTGTTCTTACAGGTTTAATGTAAATATCAACTGCTAATTCATTGCGATCGATAACATCAGGTGTATTATTCCTTTCATCTACTACAATATTGTAGTCATATAAACCTTGAGTATTTCTAGCTAAATCTAAAATAGGTGTAATTGAATTTCTAACTCGGGTACGTGTAAATTCAGTATTAGGTTCAAATACATAGTATTTAAGAGTTTTTTGCACTGCTCTTTCTAATGTTAAAAATAATCTTCTAACATTGACTCGATCAAATGCTGATGGTTTGGATTGAAGTGTTTTTTGACCAAAAACTACATACCCATCTCCTGAAAAATATACAATTGGGTTTAAAGAGATTGTATAAAGATAATCTCTTTGTTTTTGATTAGGATTAAATGCCAAATCTGTAATGTTATTAATTGTTCCTCTATTTAAACCTGCAGGAGCAAACCAGGGTTGTGTTGCTGAATCAGATCTAGCGTAAATCGCGGCAACGTAACCAGAAGCAGGGAGCCATATTTGTTTATCAGAATAGGAATCGTAGTTTTTAATCCAGTTAGCATATCCTGCACTATAGTTGCTATCAATAGAAGAATAACAATTTTTTAGTGGGGTATAAATATCCTCTGTAAATGTATTTCCTTTAATTGACATAATTTTAACGTTTTCACCGTTAACAAATATTTGTCTTAAAGGGTCTGAAATAAATACACAATCTTTACGGACATTTTGTACGAAATTATTAAAGGTATTGAAGACAGCTCTCCAATCAAGAATTTCTACTGCATCTGGTGCTGCTAAAGATGTCGTATCTTTAAAGGTAGTGTCGTCGTAATATTCAGTTCCGCCATTCGCAAAAACAGTAGAAAGACCCGCATCAACTAAAATATCAACGTCAACTGTTTCTGTTGATTCGATGTGAGTGAGAGATCTTTCTATTTTACCTACAATATTGCCTGAGGTTTTATTGCTTTCTGCATTATAAGAAGGCATCCATGAACCCACTGGGTATAAAGCTTCTAAATCATTATCAAAACTTCTTGCAGAGATAGCAGGATTATTCGAAGTAATTGATTTCCATTTAGCTTTAGCAATAGAAGGGTGTACCAACATTTTAATATTGCGTGACTGGTTGTTGATTAGGTCTTCGATGAAAAATGATCTTGGTGTTCCTCCGCCTACAGGTATGGTTTTTTTAGTGGAATCTAAAGACCCGATAAATGCTTCAGAGTAAACATAATCAAGTGTTTGTGGTTCATAAATTGAATTTCTTACTCGGAAAACACTTACGATTAACGAATCATTATAGTATTCAGAACCAAAATTATAAGTAGGAGCGGATTCAATAGCTTCAGAAACCGAATTCGAACCTGCACCTGTACTAACTGCTGAAAGTGCAAATCCTAATTTAGATTGTGGCAATTGAGCAAATGAACTTTCTCCGGTGAGTGAGTAAACTTTTGTTACTGCAGTAAAATCGCTATCAGGCCCAAATTCAGCATTATCTGTAATAGAAACATAATACCCTTCATAACCCTCATTAATGGTAGTTTGTGCACCATTAATAATGACAATACCCGTGTTCATGACGGTGCCGTCAAAGGTCGAATTATTAAAACTAGGTGACCATTGGAAATTATTTTGAATAAGATTGTTATAAGTTTCATCATCAAATGAAATATGAGACGGGCTTTGAATTTCAAAGACGCCATCAGATGAAACTACTGGAAAGAGAAGAGCACTAGACTGGGTTGCAAAACCTACACCTAAACCGGAGCCATAAGGAAGACGGGTTGTTAAGAGCTTTGCAGGTGAATTAAGAATTTCTTTACAAGAGTGATGAAAATATTTTTCAGCGGCGGTTTGTGGGGCGCCATAAATGAGTTCCAATTCTGAAGCAGAAGTAATTTGTAAAACCTCGTCAACTGGGCCTTGTGCAGCGAAACCAGGAACAAATACAGTAGTACCTGCAGTTGTTACTTGGTTAGTAGAAAGGTCTATTTCGTTAATTTGAACGCCGGGTGAATTAATAGTTCTTGCCATATGATATATTTATATTTATCCAGATCAGGGTTATTTTTTTAATTTTTTAATCAGTAAATGGAGTGTTCAACACCACATCTAATTGGCTAAATTGGAATTGTACAGATGACTCTAAAATTTCAGCTTCTCTATAATTGTAGTTAATACCACCCAAATTAATTATAAACGCGTTGTAATATTTAAATTCTATAGTAGTTTGATTATATTCATTTTTTCCTAAAATAGAAAAATCTGCTTGGTATTCTGATAAATCGCCAGATAATAATTTGTCTTTCCAATCATTTTCTTTGACACTAGTACCTTTGTAAATGGACTGTCGGGGATCATTTAAAATAGACAACCATTTCCATAAAACCCAATAATTTTTATAACCATTATCTACTACAAAATTAACATCTAAAGGATTGTAATTCGGTCTCACATAAGAAGAAACATTATATGTTTGACCTCCAAAAGGTACTGCATTGTGAGGAACCTCAATTGAGGGTACTACTGTTCCGAAAATATTAAATTGAATGGGGTCTAAAGAAATCCGAGGATCTGTCGCTGCATATTTTCTCAATATGACAGGGAGATTAAGAACCAAAATGAATTTGTCTCTCAACCCTACATTAAGGGGTGATTGTGTGGTCGGATTTCCAGTCTCACAGAGATTTATAGGTTCACTCATAATAGTCTCCACCCTTCACCGGTAAGATCCCACAAATCTTTATTTTCTTCTGGAAAAAAGTCTTTGTCATCAAATAAAGACGTTCGCTGTGAAGGTTGTTGGACAGAAGCCATAGATAGTATAGGAGTAATAATTTCATTATTATTTAATTCTCTAACTCCATACAAACGAGAATCCTTTTCCCAATATCCGATATCTGATATTTTTAATGGTTTATTTTGATCGTCGTAATCATCTATTTGAAAATATTGTTGGCAAATTTCTGTTTCTAAAATAAAAAGAGACCAGACTAAAGCCATAACCCGATCATCAAAAAAGTTGTCATTCTTTTTACGATAAGAACCGTTCGGGTATTTGATAAAAGTTTCTAATTCTTTAATAGTATCAATATCATTAATATGAACACATTGAAGGGTGTTAGTCCA